ATTTATAATGCAAACAATAGTAATTCATCTATTGCAGTTTTAGATTTTGGTGGAGTTAAAACATCTACTAACGGTACATTTGAGTTACAGTTTCCTAACGCAGACGCTACGAACGGCTTAATTAGAATAGCATAAGGAGATAAATCCTTATGGCATCTACCTGGAGCAGTGGCGATTGGAATTTAGGTACATGGAATAATTCTTTTGCTGGAGCTCAACTTCAAGGGCAAGAACTTTCTGTTACATTAGGAAATATAACAGTTGATGCTGATATAAGATCAGGTTGGGGTCGACAAGAGTGGAATTCTTATGAATGGAATGCAGGTCCTGACGCAAGGATTCCTGTAACTGGAGATCAAGTTTCTATTTCTAATGGTTCTGTTTCTGTAATAGGATCTGGTTCAATATCTATTACAGGCGATGAAATAAATTTAACTGTTAATAATGTTTCTGTTTCCGGATCTAAAACATCTCAAATAACAGGCATAGAAATAACTTCACTTGTAAATGATGTAACAATTTCAGAAGGTGCAGGTGTTTCTTTAGATACTTTACCTGCTTTAACTTTAGATTTAAATGCTGGTAATGGATGGAGTAGAGATGAATGGAGCGATGGTCCTTGGAATACAGATTTAACTTCAATTGTAGCTGGTTCTGGAACTGTATTTATTGAAGATGGACAAGAAGTAAATTTAACTTTAAATAATGTAAGTGTTACAGGTAGTGCACCTATAAATATTATTACAAGTGATGGAACAACATTTAACGCAGAAGGAACAACAGCTCTTTCAACTGATCAGTCAAAATTTGGTGACGCCTCTGTAGAATTTGACGGAACTTCTAATCAGGGTGTTCAACAAGAAACTTCTTCAGGTTTTGCATCAGGTGATTTTACATCTGAATTTTGGATTTATAGCTCTTCAATAAGAAGTCAATCTTCTACACTTTGGGATTTTAGAATTTCAGGAACTGGTCTTCTTTTAACTAACAATAATGGACAAATATCTTTCTTTAAAGATGGTTCAGGAGGAAGCTCTCCTACAAGTATATTAACTAATGATACTTGGCATCATATTGCTATTGTAAGAAGTGGATCAACAGGTAATGTTTATGTTGATGGTAATTTACAAATAACTAGAAGTATTGGAACTGATGACTATTCTAGTCATACATTATTATTAGGTAATAATGTTTTTAATTCTTCAGGTTATTTAAGTGGTTATATTGATGAATTAAGAAACTCTAATATAGTTAGATATTCTTCTAATTTTACACCACCATCTAGTGCTTTTACACCTGATGCTAACACAATAGATTTATTACATTTTGACGGAATAGATGGATCTACTATATTTACAAATTCACAAGATATATTATTACCTGTTCAAGGAATTTCTAGTTTAGGTAATACAACTCTAAATACAAATAATTTTATTTCTATAATAGGTGAGCCTTTAGTTTCTGCAACTGTTGATACTTTTGCTGTAGAAGCAGGCGGATCTATTACAATCAATACACCTACATTTGAAGCCAATGTAGAAGTAAATAGCATTAATGTCGGTAGTGCTTCATTTACAAGTATTACTGGTCAACAATTGAATGTTAATTTAAATAATGTAAATACTGCAACTGAAAACTTTATCAGTATTACAGGTGAAGAATTAACTACTTCTGTTAATACTATTACTTTAAGTACAGAACAAATATTAACTATAACTGGAAATGGAGTAACAATTAGTTCTGCAAACATAGTACCTAAAACTGATAATATTTTACCAATTAATGGAAATCAAGCTAATATTAATGTAACATCTCTTCAATTTTGGGATCCGATTACTGGAAATATTACAGAAACTTGGACAAATATTCACTAGACAAATGACAACAAATATATATTATTTACATAATAATATAAAAAAATTATGGCATCAACTTACTCTTCAGATTTAAAAATTGAATTAATGGCAACCGGAGAAAACTCTGGTACATGGGGAACTAAAACAAATAATAATTTAAATTTAGTACAACAAGCGGTTGCTGGTTATCAAGCAATAGATGTTGCGTCATCTGATGTAGCTCTTGTTATGACTGATGGTACAATTTCTAATGCAAGAAATGCAGTATTAAAATTTACTGGTACTTTAGCTGCAAATAGAACTGTTACAATTCCTGATAGTATAGAAAAAGTTTATAATGTAGTTGATGGAACTGATCACGCTGGTTTTACTTTAACTTTTAAAACATCATCAGGAACAGGTGTTCTTTTAGCTGAAGGAAATTCTTATGTTATATTTTCTGATGGAACTAATTGTGTCAAAGCAAATGAATATAGAGTTTGGAGAGCAGTATCAGCAGCAGAAACTGTTCAAGCAGGTGCTCAACTTTTAGTAAATACAAATGGTGGTGCTGTAACAATCACATTACCTGCATCGCCAAGCACTGGAGATGAAGTTTCATTTATGGATCAAGGGTATGATTTTAATACAAATGCATTAACAGTGGCAAGAAACGGATCTAATATTGCTAATGCAGCATCAGACTTAGTTGTTAATACACAAGGTGCTGGTTTCAGTTTAGTATATTCTGGAGACGCTACAACAGGTTGGAGTTACAGGGAGAAATAAAATATGTCTAATTACGAAGCAACTAAATATGATTTTGATGGAGCAAACCTTACAGGTATNGAAGGNATTCCNACAGCAACAATTGTACCTTGGACAGATTCATCCGTACCTTCAGGATTTTTAGAATGTGATGGTACAGCTGTATCAAGAACTACTTATGCAGATTTATTTGCAATCATAGGTACAACTTATGGTGTAGGAGATGGTTCAACAACTTTTAATGTTCCTGATTTACAAGACAATGTACCAATTGGTAAATCTGGAAATAAGGCTTTAGCATCTACAGGTGGAGCAAACACTGTAGCTCCAACTGGAAACGTTGGAGGTTCAACAGCAAATGCAACTTTATCTACTGGTCAACTTGCCTCTCATAGTCATGGTTGGGCATTTAATGCTAACCCTCAAAGTAATGCAGGACAGTCTAGACAAGCAACTGCTCCTAATGCACCAGCCGGAAATACTGTAAATACACAGAGCACTGGTTCAGGTCAAGGACATTCTCATAACATGAGTGCAACTTTTACCGGTGATGCTACATCAGTAGTACAACCTTATTTAACAGTAATATATATAATTAAGACGTAGGAGAAATTATGGCAACAAATTCAGATTGGACAGTCGTATTCGATGATAAATTAATTATTAAGCAAAGTGGTGATGCAGCGGGTTCTTATGAAATAGATAACGATAGTTTCTGGAACGATACTAAATGGTCAAACATTTGGGCTATTCAATACGTTGCAGATAACGAAGATCACAATGATACTGTAGAGTATAGAGACACAACTCCTCATGCTACATGGACAGACGCTAATCTAGGAAGTTTTCAAAGTCAATTTATTGACAAATGGGACGCAGCACATTTAACTCAATTGCAATCTAATTGGGATAATGACAACGTAGAAAGTGAAACAACTGATGAGAAAATAATAAGATTAGGTGCAAAACCAACTTCTTATTCTTCTTATTAGTTTTGGTGTGAAAGACAAAACAGTTAATATTGCTGACTTTATTGGAACTTATGATGGTTTTATTACTGATGATGAGTGCGATAAAGTAATTAAACTTTTCGAAGCAGAAAATAAATTTAACAAAACTTTGAATAGATTAGATTTTGAACAAGCTCCAATTACTCAAAAACAAGATCAGCAATATTTTGCTAGTAAAGATAGTATAAATGTTTGGTGGGAAACATTTAAAAGTATGATTGCTAATTTTGATCAAGCATTACATCACTACAAAAAAAACACTGGTTTAGAAGCTGCTTATGATACTCTTTTTTATACTCACTTAAAAATACAAAAAACATTTCCAACAGAAGGTTATCATATTTGGCATATAGAACATAATAAAGGTTTTGAAAATGAAGCTAGAGTTTTAGCTTTTGCTATTTATTTAAACGATGTTGAAGAGGGAGGAGAAACAGAATTTTTACATTTTAAAAAAAGAGTAAAATCAAAAAAAGGAAGGATAGTAATCTGGCCAGCAAGCTTTCCTTATTTTCATAGAGGAAATCCACCAATTTCAAATGAAAAATATATATTAACATCATGGATGATGGCTAGATAATAAAAATAACTAAATATTTTGTTTTAATTTTGAATATTCAAATTGATTTTTTATGTTGACGGCTGCCTCTTTTCTTAGGCTTATCTCTTACAACATGATCTTTAAATTTTTTGGCTATTGTCTGTATTGAAAGATATTATTAATCTGTTTTCGTCAGTTTCTAAAGTCCTTACTTCATGGGGTATCCAAGATGGAAATAAAATCATTTTATTATTTTCAAATTTTTCAAAATGTGGATCATAATTTCTGCTATAAAAAACTGTTGGAGTTTTACCTTGAATATAAATTATTCCAGAATACTCTGATTTTCCGTGGTTATGAACACGATGTAAATTTTTATTATTATATAATTGAGACCAATTATTTGTTAAAATTAAATTTTTTTTATTTAAAATAGATATTACTTGTTTTCTTAAATTTTTTAAAATAGGAAAATTTAAAATGTTTAAAGAATTGTAAGTTGTTTTTTGATCTAATGTATTTTTAGATTTTGTTATTATTAAAATTTGATTTATTTCTTCTTTTGATATTTTTAAATTATACTTATAAAAAGAATTTTCTTTCTTAAACGGATCAAATTGCATTTATTTATTATAAAATATATTTAATGTGTATCTCCCTGAACTTGGTCCTAATGCTTGTAAATCAGTGTGTACATTATTTTTACCATCAAAAAATATAGCTCTATTTTCTACAAAACCTATATAAGTATTTAAATTATTTTCATAGTAAATTCCAGTGCCATTATATGTTAATTCTTTTCCTTTTAAATATAAAATAAAATTAAAATCAACATCGTCTTTATGCGATAAAACTGTTCCTTTGTTATGTCTCCAATGAAAACAATTAATTACTTCTTTTAAATCTTCGTTAGGGAAAAATTGTTTTTTTATTTTTTTAAATAACCATTCATTATCCGAAGTTTTTTCAAATTCTTGTCTAAATCCAGATGTTTTTTTATCAACTTGAATATAAGGCTTAAATAATATTTTATCTAAATTATTACATAAAATATTAAATTCTTTTTCGTTTAAAAAATTATCTTTCACCTGAATTGTTGGTAGCATTATTTTCTTTTAATTTTGAATATTCAAATTGATTTTTTTCATTAATATTAAATATTAAACTGTATCTTTCTTTATCTTCTTCATATGTATTAAAACCATGTAATATTTCAGGTGGAAAGATATAATAATCTCCAGGTGCAGGGGTTATTTTTATATTTAATTCAGGTAATATTAAATCACATCCTTCTGTTAAATATAATATACCATGTAGACAAGGATGCGTGTGATATTTTAAATTATCTCCTTTTTTAATTTTATTACCCCAAGCATCTTGAATAGTTTTTCTTTGTAAAAAATGTTCAAATATATATGGGTGGGTTGTTTGATGTTTATTTATTAAAAAAGTTATAAAATTAACAAACTCGCGTTTATCTATAAAATAATTCCAATCAGTCATATTCCCTTTTACGTTAGTATAATTCTTCATTTTAGGATTTAAATTATTTTTGATGTCTATAATAAATTTATGTATTATTTCTGGATATGAGTAGTTTCCAAATATTATGTTTACTGTTCTAGGATAGGTAATGCTTAAACTACTTTTATGTTCATTTAATTTATTATTTTTATCTAATAAACTAATCATTTAATTTTTTTTCCTACTTATAAACATTTGTATTGAAACTCTTGGTATGGTTGGACTAAGCACAGGATTAACTTTATGCTGAAGTGGAGATTTTATTATTACTAAAGAATTTCCTACTACAGGTATATAACCATGATTATTTTCTGTTCTAAACATTAATTCTCCGCCAAACTGATTGTTCCATCTATTATTTATATAATATGTTGCTCCATATATCCAACCGCCATCATCATGCCAATTAATACCTGCTCCTTTTTTCATATAATGAATATTAGTAAAAATATCTTTAAAATTTTTTAATTGATAAAATTGATTGTGATGAGTTAGAGTTTTTAATTTTTCAAAAGGAGGGTAGTTAGAAACAGTTACTTTATTAGGAGGTACAAGGTTATTAATCAAATAATTATCCCATCTACCTTTAGATGAATGTAGATTTATTTTATTACGTTCTTTAAATATAGAATTATGAATAACTTTATATGTTTCTTGGTCTAAAAAATTTTGAATGTAATATAATTTATCAGGTATTGAATATACTAGTTTCATGATTTTAAAAAATCTGTATTATATTTTTAGGCACTAAACCATTGATTTTATACTTTAAATATGATATTTTGTGGTCATAACTCATATTTTATGAATTAACAGATATTCAAAATTGTTTGTTTCGTACAATTCTATGTTTTGAAAAAGCATCTTTATATCTTTCATATTATATTATAATTTGATATATATATAACAAAAAAATTATGCCATTAACTCAATTAAATTTTTTACCAGGTTTAGATACAGAAAACACCGAAACAGGTGCGGAGGGTAGATGGACAGATTGTGATAAGATTAGATTTAGAAAAGGTTTACCACAAAAAATAGGTGGTTGGACTAAATTTAGTAATGATTATTATGTAGGTAGACCATCTGCTATATTTTCATGGATATCTTTAGATGGTACAAGATATCAGTCTTTAGGAAATGATAGAAAAGTATATATTTATCAATCAGGAACAAATGCTGATATTACACCTATAAGACAATCTAATTCATTAACTTCAGTATTTACAACAACTAATACAAGCTCAAATGTAATTGTAAATCACACTTCTCATGGAGCAATATTAGGAGATTTTATAACTATTTCAAATGTATCAGCAAATGTAGGTGGAATTACTACTACAGATTTAGAAAACGAATTTGAAATAGTCTTAATTAATAATTCAAATGCTTATACAATAACAACTCCCGGGACAGCAAATGCAAATGTAGTTACTACCTCTAATGCAGATATAGAATATCAAATAAATATAGGACCTGCTGTTCAAACATTCGGTTACGGTTGGGGAGCAGCAACATGGGGAGAAAGCACATGGGGAACTACTAGAACATCATCAGAAGTTGTTTTAGATATGAGACAATGGTCTTTAAATAATTGGGGAGAAGATTTAATATTAACAGAAAAAAATGGCGGTACATATGATTGGGATACATCAGGAGGATTATCGTCTAATAGAGCTGATTTAATTGCAAATGCTCCAACATCGTCAATATTATCAGTCGTTTCTACAGATAGTAGGCATTTAATTTGTATGGGTACAGAAACGACTGTCGGAGATAATTCTACTCAAGATAATTTATTTATAAGATGGTCAGATCAAGAAGATTATAATTCGTGGGCTCCTAATGTTACTAATTCAGCAGGCTCTCAAAGAATTGCAGGCGGTAGTGAAATAAGGTGTGCTAAACCTGCAAAAGGTGTTATATTGGTATGGACAGATACAGCACTTCAATCAATGTCTTTTATAGGTCCACCTTTTATATTTGGCTTTCGTCAACTCGGTAATGACTGTGGATCTGTTTCGTTAAATGGAGCTATTGTAATTGATGACATAGCTTACTGGATGTCTGATGGACAGTTTTTTAGATATGCTGGTACTGTTCAAGAAATACCCTGTCCTATTTTAAATCATGTTTTTAACGATATAAATAAATCGCAATATCAACAAGTTTATGCAGGTCAAACTTCTGATTTTTCTGAAGTTATTTGGTATTATTGTTCTTCTAATTCAAATCTAATTGATAGATATGTAATTTATAATCATCTTGAAAATAGTTGGTATTTTGGAAGTCTTAATAGAACAACATGGATAGATAATGGAGTTGAATTAAATCCGTTAGGAACTGAATATTTAGCTAATTCAAACATAGCAACTTTAACTACAATATATGGATTAACTCCTGGAAGAAGTTTAATTTATCGTCATGAAGATGGAGTAGATGCTGACGGTTCTGCAATTACTTCTTTTATTGAATCAGGTGATGGTGATATTGCAGATGGAGAGAATTTTAGTTTTATTAATAAAGTTATACCAGATTTTAAAAATCAAACTGGAAATGCTAATATAACCATATCTACTAGAGATTATCCTAATAGCTCTAAGACTACAGGAGAAACAATTACAGTATCTAATACAACATCATTTTATAATACAAGAACAAGAGGAAGACAATCTTCAATAAAAATAGAAAGTGACGAATTAGGTAGTAATTGGCGATTTGGTACATTAAGAATCAATATTAGACCTGATGGAAAAAGATAAATATAAGATTAGACAAGCTCGTATTGATGATGCTGTACGTGTAAGAGAGTTTTAAAACATGGCTTCCAGAATCACCATATAACTTTGGAAACGTAAATAATAAGAAATTACTTGATCATATTATATTTTACATTAGAAATAGTTTTGTTATAGTAGTAGAATATGAAAATGTTATTGTAGGAACTATGGCTGCNGCTNTNGATGAAACATGGTATAGNGACAAGAGATTTCTTAGAAGTCTATGGTTACATGTTAATCCTAAATATCGTAATTTTCATATCTTTAGAGCTATAATGATAGTTTTTAAAGAATACGCACAAAGTAAAAAATTAACTGCTTTATGCGAAATAACTCAAGGTAAAGACGTTGAAAGAAAACATAACGCCTTTATTAAATTAGGATATAAAAATATCGGAGGAACATATATAATCAATGGGTAGTCTTTTTAAACCATCAACAACAGTAGTTCAAGCGCCAAGTCAACAAACAGTTACTTCGCAAATACCAGAATACTTTAAAGAAATTCAAGAACGTACATTAAGACAAGCAGAGAATGTATTTACTCAACCCTATCAAGGATACACTGGTCAACGTGTAGCTCAACTAAGTCCACAAGAGCAACAAGTTTCTAATGTATTTACTAATCAAATTTTACCACAAGCAGGTCAGTTAGCACAAATCGGACAACAAACTTATGATACTGCTACTATGCAACAGTATATGAATCCATATCAAGAAGCTGTTATACAATCTACTTTATCTGATTTAGGAGAAGCTTATGGTCAGCAACAAAGAGGAATGGCTGCGCAAGCAATCGGAGCAGGAGCTTTTGGTGGATCAAGAGAAGGTATTGAAAGAGTTTTAGGTAGAGAAAGATACTTTGATCAAGTTGCTGATACATCATCTAGATTAAGACAAGCTGGTTTTGAATCAGGAGCACAAAGATTTGCTGCTGATCGTGCTGCACAGTTAGGTGCTGCTCAAGCACAATTATCAGGACTTGCTGGTGCTGCAGCAGGTTTAGGTCAAGCTGGTAGTTTACAAAGAGGAATAGAACAAGCTGGATTAACAGAAGCTTATAGAGATTTCATTGAAGAAAGAGAATACCCTGCTGGTCAAGTAAGACAAATGGTTGGTGCTTTAGCAGGTGCACCTATTAGAACTTATGGAGAAGAAAGATCAGCATTAGTAGGAACACCGGTCGGTGCTCCTAGTCCTTTTGCACAAATAGCAGGAGCAGGTCAGGCTTTTGCTGCACTGTCAGATATTAGAGCTAAAGAGAATATTCAATTAGTTGGTCAATCTCCTAGTGGAATAAATATTTATAACTTTAAATATAAAGGTGATGATGTAACATATCAAGGTGTAATGGCA